CCGCTTCGTCCCAGTGCGGTTGAGACCGCCCATCGACGTGTTCAAGTTGAGCCGCTTGACACGACCCTCGGCCGCTCCATTGACGCTCTCACGCGCCGTCAGCGGCTCAGTGGTGTAGGCCTTGACATGGCGCGCCACGCACTTCTCCGCGTAGCGCATCACCACTTCAACCTGCGGCTGATCCCACAGCGTGTTGAGGCCCGTGTCGACATTCTCCACGAACTCACGCGCCATTCCCGTGCCACCCTCCACATGTGGCACGTGGACGGTTTTCTCGGTGGGCTTGATGAAATCGTAACCGAACCCTTCCCACGTTCGGACGAGGGCCTGGAACTTCGTCGGGATCATCTTGCACTTCTCCTGGGGGGAAATCTCGGGTAACACGTGGCCAATGTACTCCAAAGCCGGCGTCTTGAACCACCACGCAATGCTCTTCGCATGCGGTTCATCATACACGAGGCGGGCCCCCGAGTTGGCCACCGCCACCTCAAGGATGCTCCTGTCGACATGCGGCCTGATCAGGCTGTTGAGCGTACGCTCCATCTGGGGCGTGATCGCCGGGAACAACGAGCACCCATGGGCGAAATTGGTCCCCGCTAACACCGCAAAGCAGTACCACCCCTTCTCGTCACGCCTCAGCATCAGGGACCCGCAGGCCGTGTGACCGACCACCACCTGCGCCTCAAAGGCGGGAGCTCCCTCTCCAAAGTTCTTGCTCGTGTCTTTCCGCACCCAACCGTCGTGCTGGGTGCCGACAAAGACAGCAAACGGCACTTCGATGGCCGAGGGGGGATCATAGTTGCAGGCGGTGACCAACCACGCGGGGCCGGTCGTCATGTCGCACTTGAACCGCACGTCCCGCACGACTGGCGCGAACGGGTCGTTGACCGCGACAATGTCAGAACCAAGGGTCACAATCCACCTCTCGCGCATGACCTCCGACTGCCCACCACGTGGCGCGCTCCCTCGGTACATCCGAGTCGTGCCTCCAAGGGCGTGGTAATAGTGCCCAACTGTGACACTATACCCACCAAGCGACACGCTCGAGTTCACCTCCTCGGGCCCCGTAGGGGTACGCCGCACGCACCGATAGAGCAAGTCCGTCGGTGGTGGGGCACCAGGCGACACCGCAATCGCCGGGCCCTTGAGGTACGCCTTTGCGGGGATGGGCTCCTTGCGCGTCGCGCGCATAATGGCCCATGTCGTGGCGATGACACCCACCACGATCCCAATGTGCGCAAGCATGCGCACAATCTTGCGACGCTTGTACTCCTTCCAGAAGAACAGCACGCCGAACGTCGCAGCAGCCACAGGGACGGTGAACCCCCGCGTCGTGTGCCGCCATCCCGGTGATCGAAGCAAGCTAGCGCGCACGCCCCACAAGAACGCAGAGGCCCTTTCCCAGCTGGTGGACGCCACACGCGTGGTCACCCACTCCAACACGACATCAGAGGAGTAGGCCAAGATCACATTCGCCGCCAAACCGCCAAGCACGAACGGGTTGAGCGTGACGCACGTGGCGAGCGCGAGCGAAACGCTAGCCAAAGCGGAGAACCACCCGACGACAGCACCGACGCTCTCCCCGGCGTGCGACGCCTCAAAGCTCGCCCTTACCCCGGAATTCGCCAAAGCGGGGCCTTCAAGCTGCCAATGCCACTCATAGGGGTCCTCCGGGCTCGCCACGCAGCCCTCACGACCGCAAGTGGCGCATCCATGATTCGCGCCTGTCGCATGCCTCTGGCGCGCCTCGCGGCCCTCCGCCAAACACCTAAGGCGCACCCGTTCGACGAACTCGCGGACACCCCCAG